AGCTATAACTACGGTGGTGGTAATATACCGCCTATGTATGCTAATCAAGGCGCTCTTACTGAGTTCTTAAAAGCAGAGGAAGGCCTTCGTAATGAAGCATACTTAGACGCTGCAGGTGTACCCACAGTAGGTTATGGCAGTACTTATGGCGTTAAAATGGGTGATAAGCTATCTGATGCACAAGCAAATCAACAACTGATGAAAGATATTGCTGTTGTAGAAGAAGACTACGGTAATCTTGTTGATGTAGATTTAAACCCTAATCAACAAACTGCAGTTAAATCTTTACTATTTAATATCGGTGGTCCTCAATTTGCTAACAGTAGAGCTAGAGCAGCACTTAATGCAGGTGACTTTGACACTTTTCAAAAAGAAGCTTCAGAGTTTCGCATGGCAAATGGTGAGGTTCTTCCAGGTCTTGAAGCTCGTAGAGCCAGAGAAATGGATTTATTTCGAACTCCTTATGAAACAGCAGATACTGATAAAGACACAGGCTTTTCGTTTATTAAGAGCGCTCAAGCAGCTGATGATGTATCTGATGCTCAAATGTTAGGTGAGTATGAGATAGACGGTATTGCAACGCCTAAAGATGAAGGATTCTTTTCTCCACAAGTAAAAAGATTTTTACAGTATCCTTTAGAATCATTTGGAGTTCCTGTACCTGAAGATGCTCCTGGAAAGCCAGTAGGTAATAAGCTATTTGGAACCGAATCAACAATAATTAAAGAAGAACAAGCAGAACGAGCGCTTAAGTATCCTGCAGAATTTTTAGGTATACCAGCACCTCTAGATGCTCCTGGAGTTCCTCTTCCTAATGTATTTGATTTGCTTCCAGATGAAGATAAAACAATAGCTAACCTTAATGAGATGCGTGTTAATGAACGACAAAGTAAAGTTGATAGATTAGCAAATCGAATTAATGAAAACCAAGAGAAAGGAATTCCTGTTTCTCCTGAGTTAGTTGCAGCACACCAAGAAGCAACTGCAAGCCTTGGCGAAGCACAACAAGTTCAGCAAAAACATGCTGCAGAAGTAGGTGCTGAAGTTACAAAAACAGCGGAAGCAACTGCAAAAGCACAAACTTATAATACTGAAACAGGTAAATTTGATAAACCAACTGAGCAAAAAGAGACTTCAGGGACTACTGAACAAAGAGATGCGGCAGCTAATGCGGCTGCAGCAGGTGCAGGACAACCTGATCCGACAGAAAATCCTTCAGCTGAAACTCAAATGCTGTTAAATTTAGGTTACACCAAAGATGAAAATGGTAATTGGATAGAGCCTAAAGATGAAGAAGTTCCTGACGAAGTAAAAGGTTTTAGAGATCAAGCAGTAGATGCGTTTAAAGGTGCGTTTGGTGACTTGTTTAATCCTAAAGAACTTGCTCGTATGGCATTGCTTTATACAGGCAGTCGTCTTATGGGATACAGTCACGAAGGTTCATTTGCTTATGGTGCTAAAAGTTATCTTAATCGTGTTGATGCTATGGATGCTCAGTTCCAAAAAGATATTCGGGATGATGACTACCTAGATTACACTGAAGAGTCTCGCAAAGAGTTTGAAAAAACAAGAGACTATTCTGTACTTCGTAAAAAGAAAACTGCAGTGACTATGGAAAAGCCAACAGGTAACTCTAACTTAATTGGTGTTGGTAAAGTTCAAAGATTTTTAGGTACTGATGGTAATGAGTATGTAGAATATGAAGGTGGTATGACTCCAGTTTCTGCTCTTGTTGATTTATTAGAGCCGTGGGATGAAGCTACTCAAGGAAGAGAAGCAGTAACTGCTGATTTTAAAGCTGCCTTCGATAGCGCTGCTGCTACTGCAAATACTGAAAGAGGCTTACGGGCTGGTACTCGAAATAAAACTAGTTATGATGATCGAGTACCTTTTGATTCTGTTAGTCTTGCAAGAGAAGCAGAAAGTAGATACAGAGAAATCCTTCATCAAAACGGTGTGTCTATTAACGATGCACCTGAACTAAAAATTAATGTTAATAATGCTATCAGTAAATTTGTAAATGATACAATTGATTTTAAACAGTCAGGTGGCAAAGGTACAAAACCGAATAGTATTAGAGCATATATTAATGCTGAAACAAGATCAGTATTAACAGGTGTACCTCAATTTGCAATGAATGGTGCTTCTGAAAATAATATGAATATCCTTGACGATAAGATTAAGAAAGAAGTTAGGGATGAAAATGGTAAAAGACTTGGTCCTAAAGATAAGGGATACGCTGAAGCATACGAAAATCTATGGTCGGCTACTTATGCAGCTTATCGTTTAAGAAGCCAATATCCTAATCTTGATTCTCAAAGCGATGTTAATCTTGAAGAACTCGTAGAAAAGAAAAGAGAAAGAAATAAGAAAAAGAAAGATCCTGCAAATGAATGGACACCATTTACTTTGTGGATGAGTAGAACACCAGCAAGTGAAGTTCAAGCAATTATTGAACAAGCAAAGCTTGATGGTAGTTTAGATAAACTTATCTAAATTATACCCTAAGAGATAATACACCCTTATAGGGGAGTGTCTCTTAGGGTTTTTTTTTTATTTATATTAGGAGGTTAACATGGCAGAAGACTTTATTGATGAAGAAGGTAATTCTCGCCAATGGATAGACGGAGATACAATTGAAGGTAAAGGCAATCGAGATATCCGTATCCAAGGGCTTAATGCTCCTGAAACAAGCAAAGTAATTCGAAGAGATGGTAAGCTACGTTTTGTGCAAGGTCAGCTAGGCGGTGAAGAAACAACTAATGCAATAGCTAGAATTGCAAAAGAAGGTGGCTTTAATAAAATTGTAGACACAGGTCTTGACTCGTTTGGTCGTGATGTTGCTCGTATTGAAAACGAAGAAGGTGCTGATCTTACAAATACTTTGTACAGGTCAGGTGCTATTCAAGAAGATATCTTTACTGATGCAGAAGGTATACGAGCCGCACAACAAGGTAGATTACAAGCACAGTTAAAAGGTAAGCGTGATTACCAAAATATAATTCACGAAGAGCTAGGCGAAATACAACAAATGCCTATCTTGTTTAAAGAGTCAGCTAATAATGAAAAAGAGTATTTAGATTCAGTTATGCAAACTATTGCTCTTCAAAAGGGTTATGATCTAACTACTGAAGAAGACTATAAAGCAGCTTATGATCTTGCAATTGAAGGTAACTATGATACCCGTAGTTTACCTTTTAACGCTATTGATTTTTCTTATGGCGACAGAGATATGACGGGTGTAGCCTACAATCAGTTTACACAATCATGGAATACTGGTTGGAAAGGAATGTCTACTGCTCTAGCTGGATTTGCAGAGCTAGCAGGGGTAGGACTAGGAATTGAAGACTTAGAAAGATGGGGCGCAACTGAAGTTGAGCTTGCCAAAGATGATTTGTCTAATGCACCTATACTTAAGAACTTAGACTTCAGAGATGTTGATGGACTCTGGGATGGCTGGCAATACCTTACTAATAATATGGCTATGTCTGCACCCTACCTTATTACTCTATCAGCAGGTCACTTGCTTTCGCCTGTAACATTCGGTGCGTCAATACCGCTTGCTTATGGTTCAATGGTAGGTGTTCACTCAGGTAACGTATGGAATGATATTGAAGGGGAAAAAGGCCAAAAAGAAGCTGCAGGATCTTTAATTGCAGGTACTGCTATGGCAGTTATGGACAGGATTGGTATGCAAGGTATTCTTGCTCCGTCTAAGCTATTAACTAAGTCAGGAAGGCTAGAAGTAGCTAAGGCGTTAAAGAAACAAAACCCAGGAATGACATCTAAACAAGCGCTTGCTTTAATTAATAAAGAAAGTAAGTCAGTAATTAAAGGTGCTATTCAGGGCATGGGTAACTTTGCTGCTGACCATATTAATCGCGGTAGCTTAGTTAAAAGTGTTTTAAAAGGTGCTGGACGAGGTGGAATCACTGAGGCTGTAACTGAAGCAGCACAAGAAGGAACAGGCTATATTGCTTCAAAACAAATGTCAGAAGGTGGGCTTGAACAAAACTTTAATCCTAACGAGTTTAGTAATCTGTTAGCTTCTGCTGCAGTTGCTGGTGGATCGCTAGGTGCTGGCTTTGGTGGAGCTGGTTCTATTGTTGAAGCAGGTGACCGTTATGCAATGAGCAAAGGTCTTATGCTAGGTCGTGTAGACAAATTAAATCCTTACGATCAGATATCCCAAGAAATTGGTAGACAAGGTTCTGTTTATGATATTACTAGAGACCTAAAAAGAAAAACTTATACTAAGGAAGGTGGGCGTTTAGGCGCAGACTATGCTACTAAAGGTAAAGAACAACGAGGTTCTCTTTGGGATAAAATTAAAAATCCAACTAAGTATCTCCCTGAGTTATACAGAGCTGCCGCTACTACTGCTTTTCGTCCTGAGTTACTAAGACGTTCTGAAGCAGCTAGAAAACTTTATGCACTAGTAGGTCAACCACTTGGTAGACTCTATTCAGGTAGAGATGTAGGCGCTCAAGAACAAAAGCACAGAGCCGACTTGCTTAATCAATTAAATGCTCAACGTATTTTTAAGCGGTTCGGTTTACCTGACAGAGTATCTAGCTCTAATCGCATATCAGACATGATACGTAGGTTTGTAGCGGCTAAAGGTGATCGTGATGCTTTAATTAATGACCAAGAAGTGATGGAAAATTATGATTCTATTTTGACAACTGTAAATGAGTTGCAAGGCTATATGCAGATGGATTATGATTTGCGTAATGATACTTATTTAGGCCAAGGTAGCAATCGTACAGATCTTCTATTTGAAAATTGGTTAGACACTCAAGGATGGGACTGGAAAAAAGTAAGAGACAATCGTGATGCTTGGTTTAAATGGATGCGTGGAGTAAAAGACTCATCAGGCAAACAAGCTTATACTGAAGCTGAAATTGAAGAAATGTATAATAAGATTTCTAACAATGAAGATGTTACTGATTTCTCTATTGTAGAAGGCGTTGCACATGTTCCAGGATCAGTTAAAGGCGATGTAACAAAAACTTTATCTAGTATTCCAGGGTATGAACAGTTTGCAAACACAGATATCCTTCAAAACTTAATTAATAGAGCAGATCAAACAGCTAAGTATGCAGCTTACACAGAATACTTTGGTGAAGGTGGTAAGTACCTAGATCAACTATATTCTGAAATGAAAAATGATGGGCTAACTGATGATGAAATAGCTGAAGTTGCTTACCATACTAAAAGCATTATTGATGCTGGAACAGGTAACTATAAGCCAATTAAAAACAGGAAGATAGCAAATCTACAACGTACAGGTGCATTTTATGCGTCAACAGTAGGCCTTCCGTTAGCGGCATTTAGTTCTATTCCTGAATTTATTATGATACTGTGGCAAGGCCGTGGATCTTCTGATGTTAAGCGCGGAATTTATTCTGCAACAGGAGAGCTTGTTGAGATCTTTAAAGGTGTAGTTAATATGAAGCAGAATCCTGCTTTAAAAACTCAGCCTAACCTGCCTATTTATAGACAGTCAGTACAAGACCTTATTAATGCTGGATTATTCCCTGATGATGCAACCGTAGCTACTCGTTACGGGCTAGGTGAAACCGATATTAGTAAAGCTTGGTGGCAAAAACAATTCTTTAAGTTTACAGGTATTGCAGGAATAACACAATTACAGAGATCAATTGCCGCAGCAGCTGTATCTGGTTTTGTTTCTGACAGAATTAAAATTCTTTTAGCTAATGAAACTAATATGAATGCTAAAATTTCTTTTGGTAAATGGAATGCTGCAGAAAAAGGTAGCCCTGTTCTTAATGTTAAAACTAAACGGCAACCTTATAATCAAGACCAACTAGAAGTTTATCGTCAGCTAGTTAACTTAGGTATGGACGTAGACGAGTATATTCGTATACAAAAGAAATACACTAATACAGATAAAAATTCTCAAGGAAGAACATTGTATGATAGGTTAATGAAAATAGATCCCAATGATCCTGAAATAGCAGCCGATATGGATTTTATACAAGAACAAATGGAAACTGTAACGTGGTATTTTGTTAACGATAGAGTTCAAAACCCACAAGCTTATAACAGACCTCTGTTTTTTCAAGATCCTCATTTTCAGTTGTTTGTTCAGTTCAATGGTTTTATTTCTACTTTTACTGCAAACATTGTACCTAAACTTTGGAATGATTATCTTAAAAACGGTAGCCCTCGAATGCAATACAATACTTTTGCATTGATTTGTGTAATGACAGCAACTGCTGGTGCATCCCAATGGCTTAAAGATTACCTTAAGTTTGGAGGGTCAACACCTTATCTGTCTAATGAACAGCTTGTTCAACGTGCGCTTATGAATTCAGGTGTACTAGGGACAAGTGAAAGAATACTTAATGCAGCATTTCCATTATATGCAGACCGTGATGAAGGAATTGCAGGTAGAATATTTGGTGAGACCGTTGGTGGTGCGCCAACAGCTAGACTTGGATTTACAGCAGGTAAACTAATTAAAGAAATTGGTGAGGGTGATTATGAAGGTTCATTACGTGCAGGAACAAAACTATTACCTGGAATAGCACCAGTAACACCTGTTAGAAATGCAATAACAGATTTAATGCAAGGTCAGCTACCAACAAAGTGGCCATTTGATAAAGGAGAATAACTGTGGTTAATATTAATCTTAATAATCGAGCAGCTGGAGTTGATTTTCGAAGTCGTAATAGACAAAGAAAATTAGCTGACCAGCAACAGGATATCGCACAAGCCACGGCTGATACTCAAGCAACTATGGCGGCGGCATTAGCTGATAAACAAGCACTTAAAAGTGCATTGGATCAACAACTTCCTGTTGAAGAATTACAGTCTCGGATGGCACAACCATCTGAGGCTATAGATCCTCAAGGATTTAGAGGAACTGCACCTGAAAATATGGTCGAGTCTGATTTGCAAGCGTATACAGAGGTTGCACCAACAGCTGAACAGATAGCAGAAGCTACACAAGACCCTATGTATGAATATGTGCAACAAGGTTCTCGTCCAGATCCTAGTGTAGATAGGATTAGAGAGCTTACACCTACTCAAAAAGGTGAACGCTTTGTTACTACACTTGAAGAGCAAGCAATGCCTCGTGGTGTTATTGCTGACGAAGAAGTGGGTGAATTCGCTCAAGCAGTAGACCCTCAAGTTGATGAGGCCTTAATTCAAGAAGGCGTACATGACAATAGCATGATGAAATTTTCTGCAATGCTAGAGGGTGCAAGTAACATGTTTGATGCTACAAGCACTAAGTTTAATATACTTGGAACTTCGATTGATTTAAACAACGTAGACCAAGAAGTGTTAGCAGCAGATCCTCAAAGAATTATTTTTGAAAATTCAGATGCACTTAACTTTATCATGCGAAATGATACTAAGCTTAACTTATCTGAAGATCCAACTAATCCTAATTCCAAAATAAAAAAGGAAGCAGGGCGAGCAGCTATGATGGCAACCATTCTAGCGTTGTCTAATAAAATGGCTCTTCAGAGTTCAGAAATAGATGAGGAAGCAAACAAAAAACAGCATTCAAATGGTCTTAACCGAAATATCCTTGGCCCAGAAGTAGGTCGTTTAATGGAACGGTTTTTATTTCCAACGCAGATGGATAACCCAGCAGAGCTATTTAAAGGTGTAGCAGAAGGTTATGGTTATAACTCTCGCATGACTCCTGAAGAGCAAAGTCTTTTAGGTCAAGCTGTTTTACAAGGTTTTGCAGACTCAAAGATATTTGATTTTGTACAAGGTAAAGAAATTAAAGATGACGAAGGCAAAAAGACAATGACCTTTGTTACTACTCGTGAAGGCGATAAGAAAATGAGAGCCTTGAGGAGAGGTATTCGTAGTGCTTTAGGTATTGCTCAAACCAAAGATCGACCTGTTTCTTTAACTAGAACAGATCAAGGTATGCTCAGAGGTGAAGGTGCAAGTACACAAAAAAGAATTACAGCTGCACCTGAAAAGAACTTCTTAACTAAAGAAGTCCAAGATGCAATTAACGCTTTGAGCAGTGTTCAACATACAGTACCAAGCCATGCAACAACTTTATATGCAGGAATACTATCTGGTGGGCTTAAAAATCGTAAAGGTGTTTTTGCTCGCATAGCTAAACAAGATGAAAAATATCTAGAGAATAAAAGACAATCGTTGTATAACGACTTTCTTTATAAGTATTCTAAAGGTCTTATTCAACCTGCAGATGTTGGAGGAGATGTTAACACTTTTTTGCAGCAAGGTCAAACACAAGAAGAAGCAATTAAATCTGCTTTCTTTGATGCAGCAAACAGACAAGCAGTTTCAATTCAAAGAGACCACTTGCTAGAAAGAAGTGATACACTAAAAGACGGTATTAATCGTGCTAATGTTCCTTTTTATTACGGTTACAGTGTAATTAATAATTCTTCTCGAATGATGATCACTAACGATGAGCTTAATTATCAATCAGATAAGCTAGCTAGATTTTTAGTATCTGGAGGTATGCCTTCTCTGTTTTCTATTTCTACAAAAGGTGGACTGTCAGCAATAGATACTGCAATTAAAGAAGCACGCTCGGGCAAGCCGCTTAAAGGTGAGTCTGGTTTCTTCAGAGTATTAGCAAGATCACTAATCCTAGACGCAGACAAGTTATCTCCTGCAGATCAATTAACTGCTTTAAAAAATGAACTTTCGCAAAAAGATAGTACACTTTTAAAGCTTGCTAGCGAAGTTTATAATTATAGAGAGAAAAATAAAGCGTATACCGATGCTGGAAAGTCAGCACTTCAAAATAATCAGGCTATTCCACAGCCAGAACCGTTTATTCCAAGTGAAGGGCTAGAAAACTTTTTAAGTCAGCATGAAGAAAATGATACATTTTATTTTGCGTTAGATGCTTTGCATGAGTTGGGTGCGTATAATGTTGTTGCTAAACAAGCAAGAGCAAACAATAAACCAATGAAGTTTGCAACAAGAGTTAAAGCAGAAGTAGATGGTAATTCAAATGGCGCTGTTATTCAAGGCTACCAAATGGGAGTTAAGAATATTCTTGAGAGGGGAGGAGTTCTTTTTCAAGGGGAAGGAGATGTCGAAGGAGATCTTCGAGAGCAAGTGTTCAGAATCATGGCTGATAACGACAAGCTAGAAAAAGATGAGTATTGGACAGAGATCTTTAAGGTAATTGGTAATGATCCTCGAAAGATTAAAAAGCTAATGAAAGTTCCAATTATGACTTCTATTTATGGTAAAGACCCTGCGTTTCATCAAGATACTGCAAAGAAATTTATTGATGATAATCCAAAAATGTTTGAAGGTTTGATGGCTAACGGTATTCTTAGCTATGAAGGAACAATTAAACGTCTTGGAGAACATTTAGAGCAAGGCTTACTTGTTGGGCTAGGTGGTGCGCTTGAACATTCAATTCTTGTTAAGCGTGCAGGTCGTATTTTTAACTTTGCAGATGAAATGATGAATATTGTAGGTGCTAACGGATTTGTAGTACAAGCAGGTGGTATCGAATACTTACCTGTAGATCCTCGAATTGCGTTCCCTCAAGGCCAACAGGCATTTGCTCCGTATGGTGACAATACTGCACGAGTTAAATACGGTCAAGCATTAAAAGCAGTACCTAGCGAAAAGTATAGAGGTCGTCAAGTTGCAGATATTCAAGTAACTAAAGCAGTAGCTTCGCCTTCGGCTAAAGCTAAGCGTAGGTATGTAGGAGAGGGTGAATACAGTAATCCTGATCCTGGAAGTAAACTTCGTAATCAGGCTGCAGTTAATTTAACTCAAAACATAGATGCAACGGTAGCTCAACGTACAGTAACTAGAGTTATTGGATCAGGAGCAACTCCGACAACAGTAATGCAAGTGTATGATGCCTTTATGGGTGATGCTAACTCGTTTGATACCCTAGCAAAGACAGCTAATGATGTATTCGAAGAAGTTAATAGCGATGATCCTAAAAAAGGATTTAATATGCTAGAAGCAGAGTATGGTGCATATAAAGACTTAATTAAAGGAATGAAAGAACGCATTGCTAATGCAAAAGCTTCTGGCGATACTTTTAATATTGGTGTTAATGGCAAATATAAAATCTTAAGCGACTTTCTATCAATAGGTCCAAGTGGTAAAGCCAGAATGGGCGCTATTATGAATCGTGATATGCCAGATGGTGATCCTAACGGTTCACCTAAAGAAAAGCGTAGAGCAAAAGCAAAAGATGATGCTATGAAAGCTATTAACAATATCCGAGCAGAAGCAATTAAGTATGGTTACTTTCCTGGAAAAGAAAATGTACCACTTACTGCTGCACAATTTGAAAGCTTGTTCTTTAAAATAGTAAACGCTATGAATGTAGATGCTGAATTTAAAGAAATGATTTCAGAAGTTAATGCTAGACGTAAAGAGATTGCTCAAGAGCGTAAGCGTAAAGAGCAGTACAGCTAAATAAAAATACCCCACAGGGAATCCTATATGGAAACCTTGTGGGGTATTTTATTTTATAGCTTTAAGCCAGCTGCTTTAGCTGCTTTTAGCGCCATGCTTCTTTGTTTATCAGCTTTATGTTTTGCTTCGTTTTCATTTAAGCCTTTTGCAATATAGCCAGCTACATTTTCAGCATGCATCTTATCTAACATTACACGATTAAAGCTTTCAGAGCCAATGATATCGTCTGAAATACCTAGCTCTTTAAAATCAACATCTGTAACTTCGTGACCTAGCTGTGATAGCCAGTTATTATTTTCTGCCATAGTAACCTCCTAACAGAAGAAGTAATTAGAATTGTGTACACCTTTAATATTTAGCGTACCAATAGTAGGCACAATGCCCTGATAGCCCTTTCCGAAAGGAATACTATCATAGAAGTTCTCTGTATCGTAGATTGATACAAATTCTTCTCTTGTTTTAGTCATAAGAGACTCTACGTCTCCTGCATGTGTACTGAACGAATCATGCACAGCACCAAAGTCGCCTTCCCAATTAGCAATAGTAAGAGCCATGTGGCTAGCATCCATACTATGTACAAAGTTAGGGCTTATACCACACATAAAACCACGCCTGTCAGGTATATCAGTTTGTTCTCTGATAACATGTTTAAAGCGTATTTCACCTTCAGGGGTATTGAACCCGTAGCAATCTACTTTTACTGGACGTGTGCGGTAGCACTCGTATACAACTGGGAAGCCCGAAGGGGTCACCCATTCAATACCTCGGCCTCTATCTGTGCCATAGTCTTTGGCCCAATTAATGATCTCTTGATCGGCTAATCGTTGTAAGTACCGCATAGTGTCTAGCGGCCCTGGACAGACTTCTTGAATGGCTCTGATAACCTGATTGCTTAATTCATCACAATCCCATGTGCTTATATTATACTCTTCGGTAAATCCGAATTGGTAACAATCACTGTACATAGACTCAGACATTTTCTTTTGTCCACAACTGTAAGCACGAGTCATAGCACCCCGTTTAGCAATGCCCTTACGGATATGCTTCATAGGCATTTGGCGTTCTTCAAACCACTCAGGCATACGTTGCGTAAGCCGCTTAGCTACCTGTACATAAAAGTCATTTTGTATTTCGGTAGGAACAAGACCGACTAACAGCCCTGTCTTATCATCTTTAGACATAGCACCTAGGTGTTGCCATCCGTTGTTAGCGCCATCAATTGGGATGGGTAACTGAGTATAAAAGTCTCCTTCAGCTTTAGAGTACTTATACCATTCAATACAACAAGCTAGAAAAGAAATGGGCTTTTCAGCTTCATCAGCAAAGATTTTCATTTCACCTAGTTCAAGTATGTCGTTAATATTTTGCTGTGTCCACATAGCTCTATCTTCAAGAGTCATTTTATCTACTGAGATAGTATCGAGTTCTTCTTGCTCAAGTACACTACGGTAATCGGTAGTTACCCAATCGGGTATCTCATCTATGCCGTAAGATTGATTGTAAGAACAAGCTGTATGAACACCAAGCCAAAAGCTAGCATTGGCATCAAACAATTTACCTTTAGCAAACAACAGTTGACCTCTTGCAATATCAGAGCCTTGAAAGTTAAAGAAGGGTTCTGAGTAATACAATCGACCACGATAATCTGCATCGAGATAAAAGCTAAACTCTTTATGCAGCCACTTCGCTGCGATAGCCATTACTTCTTTTACTTCTCTATTCTTAGAGGCTTGACGTTGGTAAAGCTTTTCGTTTTCTTTATCATCATCACCAGTAAACTTATCTGACTTAATAAAGTTATCCCAATGCTTTAGTATAGCTTCGTGTATATCAGGGTTAACTAGCCAACGAGTTGATTGTAGCTTGTCGATTGCTTTAACAAACAAAGCATCCTTGTGTTTAATAAATCTATACTCTTTAGATTTATCCCAAGTTTTAATTACACTACGTCCATTAGCTTGGATTAAACTAGTAATAGGTTCAATTGGTGTATCGCTAATACAAACAGTTCTACCTGCAATAGCTTCCATATCGCCCCATTTGTCGGTGGCATGGATAGTTACTGGCTTACGGCTCTTCATATGGCCTACTTGTATAGTAAGATAGCCACACATAACAAAACCTTCGATGACAAGATCGCCTACGCGAACATGGTCTCTAAAGTTTACATTAGTACTATCCCACCCTTCAACAATATATTTACCTATTGCCATTGAAGCTTGTGTAATAGCAGTTTCACCTTCAGTTTTACTACGCTTAAAGCAACGTTGTATTGTTTTCCTTGCGTACGTAATCATATCTTCGATTAGGAAATCTAACATATCAACACCATCGGTGTCAATCATACGCATTAATTGTAAGTTACGTCTTGGCTTGACACCTAAGTCTTCACCACGAATTTTATTTAGGAGATAGTCCTTCACATCTTCCATCTGTTTCTCTTTTCCAAACATCTACGCCCCAAGTCGGGGCAGGTGGGTTGTTAAGTGTATATGTGTCACACGTTAACGGATCATAGTTAGATTTAATTCCGACTAAAATCTCATAGTTTTCGACAGGAAACATTTGTCGAACTTCATCTAATTGCTCAGGCTCACACTGAACCCAAGCAACTAGGTTAGGTATTTTATTATCTAATCTGTAATGGATTTGCATAATCGTATCATGCCCTTTTCTTTAAGGAGTGTATATGATTCAAGATACTTATCGTTTGCTTGTTCAATGACAACCTCGCTGATCCCAGATTGCAAGATAAGTTTAGTACATTCCATACAAGGCGCGAGCGTAGTGTACAATGTGGAAGCAGATCCGTTGCCTCCAGTACGAGCAAGCTTAGTGATAGCATTAGCTTCAGCGTGTATAACATAAGGTAGTGTAGCCCCAGTACTAGGGTGCTTACACTCATTAGGAAACCCCGAAGGAGTTCCATTCCAACCCATCGAAATAATATTTCCATCTTTGACAATTATAGCTCCAACTTTAGTATCTGTATCATATGACATTTGACTTACGCGTTTAGCGATATCCATATACATATCATCGTAACGCGCTTGTTTTATTGAGTTCATTGTAATCTCCTATCGACCTTGTCCTCGATATTTCTTACGGGTTTTATACTTCTTTCCTGTAAAGGTAGTACGCTTTCTAGCCTTTAGCTGGAAATACATTGTATCATTATTTACTCTTTTTGCCATTATTCATAAGCCTGTTCTAGTTGTTTCTCTAGTAATTCTATTTTATTAGCACGCATTATAGCTTGACTGCGGTACTTGTTACGTTCAACAGTAAGACTCGCGTTAGCCTCTTTGACCAACGCAAGCTCTTGTTGTAGTAAACCTATTTGATTGTATAAAGCTGTTTCACTCATTACATTACCTCAAAGTCAATACTGGTTTCATCGTGATACTTTAATCTCGTAGTATCGTGATCATACTTGGCATGTCCTGCAGGTCCAGTCTTTCCTGAGAAGCGTGACTTAAGGACAACGAAGTTAATAGTATTTCTGACTTCATCATCTTCATTAGCCATGTCTCTGGCAAAACCAATAATGTCAAATGATATTTGTTTAATAGAGCCTGAGCCTTTAATATCATCCATACTAGGAAGCTTACCTTGCTCAAAGGTTGCTCCACCCCCTTGTACTTTTCTAAGGTGAGAAATAACTCCAAGCCATATATTATGTTTCTTAGTAATCTTAAGTAGATCTGACATGACTTTGTCAATAGCTTCATTACCAGTGTACCCTTCAGCACCTTCAGATACTGCAATTGTAATGTGATCCAGAATAAGATATTTACAGCCCATAAGAGCCATATACTCAATCTTATCAATAAGAGACTCATCACCAACAGAGCCTTGATGATCCAATAGTACAAGGCGTTCATTACCGAATACAGCACGAGATGCCTCCTCTTGTTCTTCAAGAGATACATCGTACTCTTGTAGGTTACGTTCAAGTTTCATTTGAATAAACTTTTCTGCGGTATCACCAACAGATTCTTCAAGTGAAATCATACCGATTTTATCATCAGACTTATCAAGCAAGTCTAAAACAATCTCTTTAATAACAGTTGACTTACCACTACCAGTACCTGAAGTGAACAAAGTAATTTCACCGAAGCGCATACCTTTAGTCTTCTCATTAATCCCTGTTAAGCAAGCAGGATATGGTACAGACTCTGTAGAACGCCTAGCTAAGTATTGTTCCCATACAGGGTCATGTCCTACTACGATACCAGCAGGACTAAAGGATTGTGCATCCCAGATAGCACGCATAACGCCTTGATAGCCTGATGCCTTGTAGAGTTCACAAGGGTCTTTAGCTGTTGTCGTAGCAATCTTAACCTTATCAATACCGATAATATTAGCGGCTTCTTTTATAGCTTTCTTTCCTGCTGCATCATTGTCAAAGAACAATACGACTTCTTCAAATGACCTAACCCATTCTCTTGCTTGCAACAAACTCTTGAGGTTACTAGCTGAGGCAATACTAATCGCAGGATAAATCTTATTATAATGCTCCAGAGAGGCTTGTGCAACGGACATTGCATCAAATTCACCTTCCGTGATGACGAGGCGTTTGCCTCCCATTCCAAAGCTTTGACAACCAAAAGGCCAGACATCTTTAAAGTCTCCTACAGTTTTAAATTGTTTAGGTAATGTTCTTACCTTATAAGCAACTAGTTCAGTGCCTTTATAGTAAGGATAGTTATAAGCAGTGATATTACGTTCACTGTCATATGTAGCACGAACACCATAATGTTCTGCAATAGTTTTAGTAATGCCTCGTTCTTGACAACCACGATGGTCACCCAGTTGAGACTCAAATAATTCTAAACTTGTAACTTGAGGTGCTGCAACAGCCATATCCTCTTCCTCTTCTACATTCTTTTCATAATGATTACAAACAAAACAATACCCATGACCATCATCATACATAGCAAAGCCATCTGATGAGGGACAAGCAGGGCATTTTGTTTTACCTATTTCTTTACTCTCCGTATAGTCGCTCTTCTTTGGCATAACGATTATTCCTCTTCCGTTGCCTTGTTTTGCTTGACTTATTAACGTTCCTATGACGTTGTTCTTTATCAGATAAATATTCAGCTAAGTATTCGTCATACTCAGTAATATCAGGCTCGGCTTTCTGACCATTAATAACCTGCTGATTTGGTATCTTATTATACATTGGATTTCGCATTGTATTCCTCAATAAACGATTTAGTCAACATCCATTTCTCACTGCCAAGTGTTTTATTATAATAAACTTTCTCTCCGTTCTCATCTAACTTAGTAAGAACATTAAGGTCTATCTGCCATTTAATTTCTAAATAATTAAGCGAAGACTTGTCAGGTGCTTCAGCCATAATAAGATAATCAAATGCTTCAGGGTTGTCTGAAACTTTCTGTGAAGTATCTACACCAGATGAACCATAAGTCTTCCAGTTAGATTGTCTTACACGCTTACCTTTACTGTAGTTCCAATATGATTTCTTACCTACATATTTCTTTCCAGTAGACTTTTCAGTAATCATGTAGACAAAGCCTTCATTTTCATATGGATTAATGTCAGTCATATTGGGAATTAACTCCCATTGACCATGCGGCTTTGCATCTGCCCCTGTAGCTTTCCATGCTTTCTGATCGAATGCTACACATACAGTGCCTCCACGGGGATTTACCCATACCGTTAAGTCACCTTCCCAGCCTTTCTTTAGCTTGAGTTTAGTTCTGAGGTTAGACTTACACCTAATCTCTCCGTGTTCCTCAGTAGTAATGCCGACCCAACCTCCTGAGTCAACAGTACTTACCTCCGTTATGATAACATCTTCATAACGTTGGTGGTCTTGTATATTGCTAGTCATATTATACCTCAAAGAAATCAGTTGGATTACGCAAGATATGAATACCGTTTGCTGTTTCCAGTAACTTCTCTTTCCAATTTACTATGCCGTATTTAGCTCTGTAAGCAGCAATAACACGCTTCTTACGCCTATTCATTGGTACACCTTTAAGCATTGCTTCTGCTTTCTTAGGGCCAATCTTAGGTAGTCCAGGCAGGTTATCTGTTGGATCACCCTTAAGCATTTGAGTCCAGTAAAGAAGGTCTGCGGTATCAATATCGATTTCATAGAATTCTTCTTTCTTAGGATTGAAATGCTTTCCTGGAATACAATCAAGGTCTTTATCGATATGCACTACCGTAAAGTCTTGATTAAGACCAGCACACTCAGTTGCCTTGATACGCACCATATCGTCAGCTTCCATACCATCTGAGGGTATAGCAAGCCCTTTATCGATAATTAGTTGTATTAGTGGTCTAAAGAACTTAGCCTTTTCAGGTGGGTCTTTGCGATTAGACTTATACTGTGGGCATAAGTTATAACGAAAGTTATCTTTACCAGCACAATAAATAATCCTTTCATCAGCCCATACAGGCTCAATCCAGTATTTATTCAATATGTTTTGATAGTTTTCAAATGCAGCATCAAGATCTGGTTGATCCCAAGCTGACTGATAGATACAACTATCAGCATCAATAATAGCAATCATAACGTATCCTTTCTAGTGTACGTCTGCGTAACAGTTACCAATGACACCATCGCCATCCATACACTGTACATTGAATTGTTTAGGTGCTTCTCTAAATGACTCTACACAGATCTCTTTAACTCGTTCTGCGTCAGACTCTTTAGCTACCCATGCCATCTCATCGTGATAGAAGATAACAGGGTAAGCATCTAACTGTTCTTCTTTAATCTTATCCATTGCATAACCAATAGCTGCTTTACAAGTAATGGCTTCAGCACTTTGTAGAAGATAGTTGAGCGACTGGTGGGCCGATCCAACGTAAACCCTTCTACCATCCAATCCAGGAATGAATGCATCACCGTATCCGTTCTTTGTTTGTTGAAAGATATGGTCAAGCTTAGCCTTAATCTTTCCTAGTCCAGGAATTGCCGATTGGTATTTTTGTTTGCTGGCATTGCCAACTTTATCATCAGGCTTACCAGTGAGAATAGTGCCAAGCTTGCGGCCACCACCGCCAAATAGATAGGCATAAAGCCAACGCTTAGCGTCACCACGACTACTCCCAAGAATACTTGCGTTATAAGAATGAATGTCTCCATCTGTAACTTCCTTTGTAAACTTATCATCACCAATATAGTGACATAAGGCTCTCATCTGATTACCAGCAGAGTCAGCACCGACTACTTTATATCCGTCTTCACAGATAAATAGACTGCGCATCTCTTTACCCCATGCTGCATCTACACTAGGTAAGTTAGTAATTACTTCGTGTCTTGCTCTGAATGTAGGCGTACCGATAACCCACATTCTTCCATGTAGCCTATTTCCCTTAACCTCTTTAAGCCAGCCTTCGAGAATAGACCTTCTCGATCTTGTTGTGTAGTATCTGTCGATATCTTGTCCGACTTTTCCGAGCAGTTCGAGGCTTGTTGTTGTGAGCTTTGGACTCGTCTTGTGGAACTCATAGCCAACCTTTTTGTAATTCCAATCATCGGGTTTCCATCCTATAGTATAAAGATATTCTTTAACTTCTTCCATGTTACCAAGTGTAACTTGTGTAGTGTAACTGCGTTGGAACTCTTTCTTTGGATCCCAGTCATCTACTTCAGGTTCATACCCAAGATACTCAGTCAGAAGCCTACGTGTAACAGCAGTAAAGTCACCTTTCTTAGTGTACTTAGCTAACTTAGGTTGCTTGTCTACCATAATAGTCATCTCAGGTAGTTGAGGGTGTATCCGAGATTCAATTGCTTCAATCTCGTTAGTCATTTCTTCGTGCAGCTTGTTGGCTGCATTAATATCAAACAACCAGCCCTTCATTCTTACTCTGGCTTCGAATATTGCAGCATCATGTTCTGCTCGTAAACCTTTAGATATCAATGGTTTAGTTGTTGACTGTTCTTTGAATTCTTTCATTAAGATTTCGTAGACTTTAGTATTAAGCTCGACGTCTCTTACACAGTAGAGAAGCATCTCCTCTGAGAATTCAGACCAATCACTGAACTCAAACTTGCTGTAGTTAAAGTGTTCACCCCAACCGCCTAGTCCGTGTTTGTGTGGTCTCTTGTACTTAAGAACTTGACTCATAATCCATGTATCATAAATACGTTTGTCATATAAATCAACTCCATACAACTTATTTAATACAGCGAGATCATAGCCAATGATGTTATGACCTATTAGTGCATCTGCATTAGCCAAGAAGCTTAAGCCAAGCTCGATGTCATCAGGCTTCCACTTATAAATCTTTTTGGTATCAACATCTTGCGCTACAATACACCATATGCGTGTGGCATCGATACCGTCAGTCTCTATGTCGAATACTAGCTTCATCTTCGTCCTTTCCGTTGTCACATCTTGGACAACTAATTTCGTCTGAGAGAAAGTCTAATGCCCCCTCATAATAGGTCGTGTTACAAACAGAGCATACTTTAGTATCCCTTAACCTGTTCATAAAGCTCTTTTTTGTGACTCTTGAGCCACTCTTTTGCTTCATCTGAGATTTCTCCATCTTTGACTTCTTTGTACCCAAGATACGCTGTAGCCAAGTGATTGCAGTTGGGGTATCCACAGAACTCATCTCCTATTTTATGTTGATTACAAACCCTACCAAGCGAGTCTTTGTTGTTACACTTCACTATCGTCATCATATTCTACCATGGCTATCACTATTTCTCTACCATCAATCTGACAAGATACCCATGCACAACCGAACATGAGTACCTTGAAAGGTGTTGCTAGAAATGCTAAAATATTATTCGTATACCTCATAATAAACATCTCCGTTATCTCTAATCTTGGTGTCTTCGTAATCAGCTACAAACCGTCTATAGAATTCTAGCTGTGCGCCTGTTAATGCGCCCATTACGTCATTACATTGTTGATAGTTTAAACCGCTATGCTTAATATAATGGTGAATAACTAATGCAATTAAGTATTGTATTTCACCTGCTGTTTCAGGTGGATTAGTCTCTAAAGCATCATCAATCCACATAAAGCTGTTACGGTCTTCCTGTTTAATGTAAGGCATTGTTATTCCTTTCTAGAGTTCGCTTGCGTCATCATTCCAAGTTGGTTTAGAACAGGTTTCTGTTAATAGACTAATATTATCTACATGAATATCACCATGCAGGTTATAGCTAATATTGCCCCAAGTGTTTTTAGATAATGAGATATCCATAACGCCTGACTCGGCAAGCTTTACAAATGCACTTGCTGCAGCATCAACATCTTTTGTGTGTGTATCAAAACGTACTTTCATTTTATTCTCCTCAGTCAAAGTAATAGGTGCAAGCATCAAGACAGTCTTCAAGTGTATTGTGCTTTTCAGTGTAAATGCTCTCATAGAACGGGTGTATGAGGTCATTTGGTAATGCCCATAAGATAATAATCTTATTTTTCATGTGAGCAAACATAAGTTCCATAGCAGTACCCGTGCCACGACCACTCATTCTACGAACATCAGCAAGTATAACTGTACTGTTAGCTATATCTTGCATGTCCATTTTAAAGATGCGTCTGCATACCGATTGTACTGGAACACCTTTCTGTTCTAATGTTAACTCATCGTGGAACGCAACCCGTCTAGTTGGATCTAGGTATTGTATACCTGCTTCATCCAAAGTATTCGATGCCTGAGTCCTCCATCCCGTCATCCATTCTTCTGTGCAGTCTTCCATTGGACCTGCTAGGTAAACGTAATTCTTCATGCTCTTTCCTTTCATGTTCTATTACGTATAGTTTTAACTGTTCAATTTGTTTGACACAAGCTACGTAATGCTGGTGTCCTATTTTACCTCTCATGTGCATTTCAGACCAATAGTCTGCGCACTCATTCAGGGCTGTTATCGTTGGCTGTAAGCTCTCTCTTAATGTCTTTAATCGCATCTTGTAGTGCCTCACGAAGATCTGATGTAATACCCATATTACCATCCTCATCAATGATAATATTTTCTTCTACCATATTATCGAAACAAACACCAGAGAATTGTAGAAATAGAAAGAGATAGGCTAGCTCATCGTCTATCAACTCTTTCAGAGATAACCCATCTATTACTTCCCAGAGGCTAACGATCCCTGCTTCCAGCAATCGTTGCTCCTCATCCTCAAGGCTTACTTCGACTTTATGTTTAGGTTTAAAGTCGATGACATCACCCATTAAAAGTCTACCTGCTCTTCAGTTTCTGATTCACCTTCAATGATATCAAAGTCTGTACCTGTGTTTGGTGTGTACTCTTTGAGTTCTGTGATTTGTACTTTAGACAAGATGCTTGCCACACCTTTACGGCCACCTACATCATACGGATACTGGAATAGCATTACATTACCGATACTACCATTACCTACCTTGTTTCCGTCCATGCTTTTCTTAGCACCGTCTAGTACTTCAGGCGCATCATTAGGCTCACCATCTTTCTTAAGTGCTTTACGCTTGACGTTTGTTTTGTAGAATACACCGTCATCATCTTCTTCTGTCTTGACATTGAGATAAAAGTCTTCCTTCCATTTCTTTGCTTCGTTCTTATCACGAGTACGCATTTGCAGTTCCCACTGTAGTGTACCGAAAGGCTCTACAGGCTTTACCAGCTTAGCCCAGTGAAGTTCTGCATTACGAATAATCTCAGTTCGCTTTTCATTAATCATCTTTATATTCCTCTAGTTTGATTTCATTGTTGCATGAGTAGCAGTATAACCTCCCAAGCTCTCTTAAAGCTTGAGAGACGTATTGTTTGTTTCTACAGTGTATACAGGTTATTTCCCTTCCTGTAGATGTTTTATCAGATATGTTAGATACCATTCAACCTTCTGTAACTCCTGTAGCTTAGAGTCTTTCTTACCGTATCGCATAAGATACTTGTAGATTTGACCCATTAAGTGTGCTTCAACACCATCAAAGTCGTCTAGCATATAGACCATCATGTCCATATACTCGTATCCAGGCACTATCTCTTTGTAGTGCTTGGGACTAATTGCGTTATTATTGCTCATCGAGTTTCTTTCTGTGGAATTCTAGGGTTTCTTCTTCAATGCTTCGCTTAAGCACCGCTATAAAGCCTTCTTCAATTAAAGCTTTATTCATTTCAGGTGACAATGAAATGTTTATTAATGCTCCACCGTCATCTGTATCCTCATATTTAAGTATCTCTACGTGTTCTTCCATTTCTAAACCTATGCTTAAAGAATATGATTAAGTTAAGGAACGTATTAGTAGTCACCATAAGAAGCAACCACCAATGCGACCATATATTTGCTAGTTCCATTACTTTATCTCATATGCTTCCATTATTTCTTCATTTCTCAGGTCAATCTCTTGTTCATTTGTATATGACCCTTCCCAGAAGTTATCATATGCATCTTGTTCAGTTTCACCTTCAACTTCATACTGAGTAACAAGCTCGGTTGTCGTTGTAATATACCATCTCTTCATTTTGCTTCCTTTATTTCCACCATTTCTTCATCGCTATAAATATCTTTCTTACTGGAAGACCAACCTTCCCAGAAATTATCTGTAGCTTCTAGCTCTGTTTCACCTTCAACAGTATACTCTGTAATAACCTTTGTTGTTGTTGTTACAATCCATGTTTTACTCATTCCATTTCCTCTGCATCTACTACATTAACTTCTATTGAAGTTTCTCCATAAGGTTCAGTAGTAATTTCTCCATCGTAGTACTTCCTATACGCCTCGTAGTCACTTTCAGCCTCTACTTGTACGTAGTAAGCTGTATGTTCACTGACTAATAGCTGATAAGTGGGCATTTAATAGTTCCTTTCCTATTACCTCTGCAAGACTTCTGTCAGCATCACCTAGCTCACTGCTTAACTCATCTGCTTTATCATGGGTAGACCCAATGAACTCTTCAAAGAACTCAGTGTCCTCTATTGAGGACACAAGAGTGAATATGTCCATGGCCTTTAGGTATGCTGCTTCTACTCTGAGATAGTCTCTTATTCTTTTATCTTCTACCTCATTCTTGAAGAACGTATCCCAGTTAATATAGTTTCTTTGTACGTGACTAAAGTATTTCTCTCTCAGTTCATCATAGGTCATATTACTTCCACTTTCTGACTGTGTCTCTGAAGTCTTCTATCATACGGTACGCTGTAGGTTCTGCACCAGTTAACCTCAAGATTCTATCTCTGTGTAACTCATAGTGCTTACTGCTTGACGTATAGTCTAGTGTGTCATTGGTCATTGGACTAGGGTTCTTTACAAAGAGAGTAACTCGTTTACGCAGAGGACTAAAAGTCCAGATGGCACTCTTAGTCTCATAAGCCACTCCTCCCTCGTTAGTAATCCTCTTTACTTCTTCATAGGTTCTGATCATGTAATTGGCTTGGTCATTGTTAAGTACTTTACGCATTGTCTAGTTCCTTTGCTGCTTCTAATAGTTCATCGAATTCATAACTGGTAGGCCATGCTCTGTCTGCTAGGTAGCCTTGTTCATTCAGGACTATGATGGCTGTCCTCAAGTGTTCTTCTAGTAATGACGAGTCACGACTAGCCTCTACGCTTTCTTCTATTACTTCTGCTCTTACTAGTGCCTCTCTGATAGCTTGAGGCGTATCTTCTAGTATCCTATCGTACTCCTCCCAGTTTTCCTCGTGTATAGCCTGAGTGATACTGTTGAAGTAGAAGTGGTACATTCCAGGGATTCTTTTAGACATTGTTTGTTCTTTCTTTCTGTTGGACGTTACTAAAGGGATACCTTAAAGGGATACCTTAAGGATATACCCTTTCCCCCTATAAGGGTGTGTTTTAAGCGTTACATGGGTTCTCCCCAGAACACTAGGTAGTTTCTTTGAGCCTGAACGACATGAGTATCAAACCTACCCTCTTTTCTCATTTTCTTTGATAACTCACTGCATTGGTCAAGGCCATGCCGAGTGTCTGCTTTGTCTCTTGCAAAGTATAGTATCATTAGTGTACCTCTAAGTTAGTGTCAGTGTCGTATGGTCCATTGTGTAAAGCGTCATCTTCGTAGTTCACCTCAAGTGTTATGTAGACTGCGCCATCGCGTACTTCTAGTGGACACTCTGTGCGATCCCCTTCGATCCAGACGAACAGGGAGTCTCCTAGTGTAGCTGCAAACTTGACTACGTCAGGGTCTGTGTCATGACATAGAATGATCTCATCATAAGACCAGTCATAGGCATACCAGTGAGCGTTATCGAGTGTATTGCTTTTGAATTCGATATCGTAGTTAGATGAATAGTAGTTACAAATATAGCAATTGATTTCTAGTGACATTGTAGTGTTCCTTTTAAGTGATAATTGGAATTAGAATTAACGGGACAAGGACAGCGACAACAAGCGCCACCCACCAACGAAAACTTGGTAACATATAAAACTCCTTTTAGTGGTTACGATTAGCGGTTATGATACCTCTTTTTGAAAATAAGGTAGCCCTTTCGGGCTAGCCTTTTATTTGTGGAATATACTAGTGTAGTACCAAGCTACTATTAAATATACGCATAGGAAGAATAGTGCTATGCCCACTATTAGAAGTCTTGTGCTGGTGCTGCGTCAGCGCCTTCTCCTACTACTAAGTCAAAGTCAACACTTGCTTCAGGGTTGTAAGCTACAAGGTCAGTTACTTGCACAGCAATTAGAATAGTTTTACGACCACTGCGACCGCCTGTAGACCAATCATATGAGTATACAATCAAGTTACCTGTAGAGCCATTACCGATAGGGTCAGTAATAGGTGCTTTTTCATTGTTGACTACACGAATACTATTACTTTGGCCTTTATTATTTACAGCAGGGCGGTTAATGTTTAGTGCAAAGTTACCATTAGGAAGCTGTCTTACTTTACCGAATGGTGTCATTTCATCAATACGATCTTTACTGAATTCAATTTGAATATCGAATTGTTCTTTACCGAATGGATTCATTTCAGCTTTGTATACTTTAGCATAGTTGAGTTTAACGTTACGAATAATTGAAGTTTGCTTAGTCATTGGGTGTTCCTTTCAAGAACGTTAATTGTGCAACATTGCACTAGGACATGATTGTCCTTTAGACTACACCCGTTAAGATGTAGTCAGAAGGCTAATCACTTTCCTGGTCATATTCAGTGTCAGTTTCTCCTTCTAGTAACCAAGCATCAACACTATTTCCAGATACAGTAAAATGTGTTGCTTCTTGACTAATGTTGTATAAGTTACAATCGTTAATATGCATTCCTTTTGCAGTTCTAAATTTGCTTACAGGATTATCAAAGATAGTTTCGTGTGTTAACAGTCCATGTATGTCGTGACCACTAGAAATCATACAATCAGCTATCTCAAAAACACCGCCTAATCCTATATCATCATTCTTAACTTCTACTTCATAATCACGTTCAAATACATGGCGTACAGTAATAATCTTTTTAACGGTCATTTCAAATCTCCTTATACCGTAAATAGGACTTAAGTGTCTTCTAATACACACCATTACTGATGTGCATAGGAGGCTACTTCCACACTCTTAATTCGTCAGCAACATCTATTTCATCTATCCAATTAATTTGTTTTGATTCGTCTTGGTATTCTAACCATATATCATCGATTATTTTATTAGCAGGGTGACTTTTGTTCATAAGAGCGTACTCAAACTCCTTGAGATTTCTTTTTGAACCTGTAAAAGTAAATCCTAACTCAACTTCATCAAAACAAGATACTCGACAATCAGTAGTTTGAATGTCAAATATATTGCAAATTGTAGTTATTACTCTGTCTATGTATTTTTCGTGTATATAATCACTTTCATCACAAAATACATAACCCCATCCATACTGTACAACACTCAGTATATAGGTTTCTTCAGTAACCCTATCGATATCAGTATGACCTGTAAACATTTAAAACTCCTTTTAGTTAATACAAAGTGTCCTTTAGAATACACCTCGAAAGGTGTACTCAGAAGGTAACTTAGAATCCGATATCGATTTGTTCAGAGACATCTCGTTGACCCTGCCAATTCCGTGGTATGAAGGTGTATTGAGGGAATCTACCGAGTATCTTATCTAGATAGATGTAGTTCCAACCATGTGTTTCATTTAGCTCATGTATGATTCGGTTGTTATAGCTTTGAGCATACATGTGGCAACAATTGATATCACCGTCTTTATCCATCCAGATACGAGACAGACTTATTGGGAAGTCTTTGATTACTTCAAGTGCATCTATATTGGTTTGTATGAGCTGTACTTTTGTGTATTCAGTACTTTTGGCTCTGGGTGAGAGCTTACTAGCATTATATTCGTGTACAGAGTGAAGTAACGGATTATTGTTTACACCGTAACCGCCTTGACTGTAATCTTGTGAGACTTTATCACACTCAGTATCAAGCATAGCTGTAACGTGAGTTTTGAATTCTTTTGGAACTGAGAAGAATATATCGATATCTCGACAGCCCCATCCATGATGCCAGTCACGAGGTGCGCCTCCAGCTACGTAGGCTTGAGAGCCTTGTGGAAGTTTATTTAGCAATAGATTAAGATGTTTCTTAGCTACAGCTTTTTGTGCTTTAGGAAACATACCAGTTGACAGTGTTGTTTTCAGTTGAATCGAAAGCATATTAGGCTCCTGTTGTTTTGCGTGATTGTTTGATTTCTTCTTGAGCATACCATTCTTCAAGTATTTCTTTTGAGGCTGGTGATTCACCTGGACCAGCGGTTTCTTCGAGATACTCTATATAGCCTTGGCGGTACTTTTCCTCGACTTCACCGATGTATATATTATGGGTGATTGCATCTTCATATATACGATATTGACGATCTTGTAGCTCTACTAGAGCAGTTTGTACAAGTTCTTCAATTTGACGGTTAGACATATCGGTTATATCGATATTCATTTGGCGAACTCCTTCATCCAACATTTAGCACATAGCCAATAGAATTTAAAGTTAGTTGTAACAGCAACTTCATCACATCTATTACAAAGCTTTACCATGATTACTTTCC